ATTGCCCGGAGGTGTAGTGTTGGATGCTTATGGTGGTGGCAATAAGGTATATGATATTCGCCAGATTATACGTGATTACCAGCACCTTATTCGCCAAAGGTTCTTTGCAGACTTTTTAGCCTTGGGGTCAGAGCAGGTGGGGACCCAAGCCCTGGCTAGGGAGATGACCACATTTTTCAGTTTGGCCTTAAAGAGTGTGCAGCAAAGGATGGTGGCTGTATGGAACAGGCAGCTTATTCCTTGGCTATTTGCTGTCAATAATTGGGTACCCACCTCAGGTGTCCCTAAGTTGCAATGGTTACCCCCAGGAGACCAAAATATTCAAAGCTTAGCTCAGGCTATGCAAATGTTGGTAACCTCAGGTATCCTTACTCCTGACCTTACTATTGAGAACCGGGTGAGGAAGGCACTGGAACTCAAGACTATAACTGAAGAAGAGGCTGCTTTGAGGAAACAGCAGCCTCTTGATAGAGCTGCAACCGGCGGTGTAGGTGGAGATCCTACAGGGGAGGGTAGTTCAGGGATAAGGTGATGTGAAGTTTAATCCTGGTCCTAGTGATACAGTTTATTGCTTGACGACAATCACATGACGTTAGACGTAGTCTTACCGAAAGCATATATTTGTTCTAGAGTGAATAACTGTATCACTTTGGTTTTTCCCTTGACAAGGCATCATCCCATGATAGACAATAGAAGTAGAAGAAAAGATTGAACGTGGGAGACAATAATCACATGACCATTAACCTGGCCAGCGGAGAGATTATCTGGAATGGTCGTCCCTGGGCCGCAGCGCGTCTTGAGAGGATGTTGGATGACGCCACGTCTAATTGGGTATATGATGAGGACTCGTTACCTAGTGACCAGGACATTAGGCAATTTATACTGGGGTTCTCTGGTAATCAACGCAGCGCAGATGCGTTGATAGAGGGGTTAGGGTGGTCGAATATAAAGAGGATGGTTAGAGATAATTTCAGGAGTGCTCAGAAGGATAAAGAGGATCAGGCGCGTGGATTTAGTTCTCACCATAAGAGGCCTGTGATGGATATATCTTATTATAGTGAGATGAAACAACTTCTGGGAATCACCATCTTCCGTACGGGAACATTTACTGATTCCTCGGGCAACAAGAGGACCTTTGGGAAGGATGACATTCAACAGTTGCTGAAGTCCTTTGAGCAGGGGATTCCAGGAGATGTGCCTGTCATCTTGGGCCATGTGTCTGAGGAATTTGCTCAGAAGGTGGCTGATGATCTAGGGATTCCATCATCTGTGTTGCAAGGTGAGGGTATCTTTGGGAAAGGTGCTGCTCGTCTGGGTCGAGTGACGGGATTACATGCCAATGGGGTGTTGTCCGCGGATTTGGAGTTGCATCCCAAGGTAGCTGCTTTAGTTGAGCAGGGGTTCTTTACCGGAAACAGCCCAGAGATAGAAGTTGACCGAGAAGAGACTAAACCTGACGATGGGTCTAAGGTTACAGTTCCTTTAGCCTTATCTGCACTCTCCCTTCTAGGTAAGCAGCGTCCAGCCATTGGGGATAATCCTCCTCTACAAGCAGGAACTATGCTCAGTGAGGGGAGAAGCTTTATCACCCTAGAGGAATCCCTAGTTGCATCTGTATCCTCCTTTGAAGAGGGAACCATTTTTGCACCACCGGGTCAGGCTTCTGCTGGGGAGTCTGGTGAGGTGGAGTGGATAGTTCCTATCAAAGACCTAGGAAGTGGCACCTTTGTCCAGGCTTCAGTCTCAGCAGCTAGTGAAGCCACTGCTAAGCGTACCGCACTTCGTGTAGTGGAAAACTTCCTCTTTAATGTTACTGGTCCTTTGGGGAAGATCATAGGCGGGACATTAGGTGTGCTCCTTGCCAGGAAGCTGGTGGTTGGTAGAACCAAGAAGGGGAGTCGGGGTGTCCCAGGGCGTATTTCTTGGAGGTTATCTGAGCTTGAGGATAATGGGCCTTGGGAGGTTGTTGATTTTGCATTTGTACCATATGGAGGGGATATGACATCTGATTTTGAAAAGGTTCAAATAGGTGGTCGAAATCGTGATCTGAATGGACTAAGGCGAGAAATCGCCTTAGTTATTGAAACTCATGGGGATGAATCATTTGAGCCTTTCCCAAGAGGTGATGCAGACATAAAGAGGCTTCTAGAGGGAACATTTAATCCTGAAGAGGCTAAACAAATTATTGACGCAATTGGTATGACACAATTGCGTCAATGGGCTAAGGAATCTAATGATAAATGGTTAAGGAGGAACAATACAATGGCAGATGATACCGCGTTGCAAGCCCCAGAGGGTGTATCGGAAGAGGCTTGGGCTGCTTGTTTGGCTAAGGCTAAGTCTGAAGGTAATGAGAACCCAGAAGCACACTGCAGGCAACAAATGTCACAGAGCAATAACAGTGGGGACAACGCTGGAGCAGCCATTGCCCTCAAAGCAGTAGCCACAGCCTTGGGACTCTCAGAATGGGCCACCGCCGAAGAAATGGCCCTTGCCGTGAGCAAGTTACAGCAGGGAACCACCAAGCTGGCTGAGCACGAGAGGACTATTGAGTCCTTAGAAACTCGCATGTTGATGAGCGAATTTACCACGAAGGTTTCTGCGTTTGAGACAATTCCTGGTAAGCCTGAAGACCTAGCCAAGAAACTGTTGGAAACACATAGAAAATTCGGTGAGGAGGAATCTCAAAGGCTATTTGATACCTGGCAAGTGGAGGAGAGCCGTGCCAGGTCTTTGGGGCTTACTAAGGTTACGTTATCGCAAAGGGGAGGTGATGATGTGCCTGAAGATGAAATGTCATTTATGGAACTTGTGAATAAGGAGTTCCATGATCGGAAGGATGCTGATGAAACCAGACCCGATGTCATCAAACGCTTGATGAAATCGAAGCCTGATCAATATGCGGAATACAGCCGAGAAAACACTGTGAATGTTCGAGCCTAGGGACATTGATCCGGCATAATTTTAAGATTTGACAAGGAGTACACCACATGGTAACTCTAGCTGATGGACCTACAAGTCAAAGAGTCAGGGTGGAATCCTTCAAGGCAGGAGCTGATCTGTCCACCAAGCAATTCTATTTCGTGAAGCTTAGTGCTGACCGTACCGTGATAGTTTGTGCTGCGGCTACGGATAAGCCCATTGGGATATTGCAGAACAAACCGGATGCGGCGGATAAGGCTGCTGAGGTACTTATGACCGGGAGGAGCAAGCTCAGTGCGGATGTGGCATTGGCTGCAGGTGACCTTGTTGGAACCTCCGGTGATGGTCAGGGGGACGTCAAGGTAGCTGGGACTGATACCACACATTATATCTGTGGCCAAGTGACACTGGGAGTATCCAATGCCGCAGAGATAGCTGAAGTTGAAATCGACTGTGTTAACATAGCCAGGGCTGCATAGTTCAGGTTAAGAAGAATAACTTAGGAGGATGACCCATGGTTACACCTGGGGATGTACATATCGACACCGCCTTGTCCGAGATTGCCACCGGGTACATGAATACTGGGTACATTGCGGATAAGGTATTTCCCATAGTCACTGTGAAGAAACAAAGTGACAAGTATTTTACATGGACCAAGGATCACTGGTTCCGCCGACACGTCCAACGTCGTGCTCCTAGGAGTGAAGTACCTACCGCTGGACCGGAATTGTCCAATTCGCCCTACTATTGTGATGTGTTTCATTTGGGGGCGGATTGGGGCATGGAAGAAGCGGCTAACCAAGACGAGGCTGTAGAACTGGAGCAGACTTACAGTGAGTGGTTGGCTGATCAGTTCCTGTTGAACCGTGAGTATGAGTTCATCTTGACAGCATTTACAACTTCAGTTTGGGACACCGATGTGGTTGGGACTACTGATTTCGTCAAGTGGAATGACCTGATCAACAGTACCCCAATACAGGACATCCGTACCGGTAAGCAGACTATCCAGAAGAGCACCGGGCAGCTCTTTACTCATGGTGTTATGGGCCAGGAGGTGGTAGATGAACTGGCTGAGCATCCAGCACTCGTGGAGAAGTACAAGTACACCAGTGCCAGTATCCTCGATGATGCCGAAATAGCTCGGGCTTTGAGGATACCGACCTTACTGGTAGGATCTGCCATAGGTGCTTCCTCTGTGGAGGGTGCTACCTTCGCTGGAGGATACCTTTGGGGTGACCATGTCCTCTTGGCTCATGTTGCTCCTAGGCCTGGCCGTCGTGTACCTAGTGCCGGGTATACCTTCACCTGGCCCGTGTTTGATCCTGGCCTAGAGGTATCAATACGCAAGGTGGTAGATGAAATGAAGATGAGGACTGTATTGCAAGGCTTTAATTCATTTGACCATGCTATCACCGGGACAGACTTGGGCTACTTCTTCTCTGATACGTTGTAGGATTAGCCACACTTAGGAGGAATCTGCATGTTTTTTAGGGTTCTAAGGCCATTTGATGCCAACAATTATCACTATGTCACCGGTGACACCATTGAATTGCCTGAAGGCCATCCACGCATACGGGCGATGATGGAGCAGTCGTATCATCTAACATATGATGAGAGGGATGGGGTATCCGATGCAAGGTTACAGGACCCTGAAACTGCTGAGAATTCACCAGTTGCGCGTGATCCTGAGGAGCTGTTAATCCGTGGTGATGAGTATATCTCCACCAGGGGTGGTGCAACTGCAAAAGAGGTGCGTGCAATGGTAACTGAATATGAGTCTGGAATAGATCCAGAGGAGGAATAACACAATGACCATTGTAGATCATGGATCGGCACAGCACCTCTTTGGTGAAGTACATGCCCGTCAGGGATATGCTTCCATTGATGTGCAAATCACTTCCGCACAGCTTTTGGCATTATTTGCCACACCTGTGCAACTTGTAGCTGCTCCAGGTGCTGGCAAGGCACTTATCTTTAATGGGATGTTTATTGACAAGCCTGCAGGAGTAGCCTATGCAGGGATTGCTGCCGGCGAAGACCTTAGTGTCAAGTATACAGATGCATCAGGTGCAGAACTGGGTAGATGTGAAACTACTGGGTTCTTAGACTCTACAGCGGATCAGATAAGGTGGATAGATGAATACCACGCTGCATCTGGTGTATCACAGATAACTCCGGTGGCCAATGCTGCTCTTGTTCTGCATCTACTTGTTGCAGAGATAATCACCGGGGATAGTCCCCTCAATTGCAAGGTCTTCTACAGGGTAGTGCCTACCACGTTCACATTCTAAGAAGCATGTAATGGGATTTTACTTTACATCATTTAGGCAAGAGGATGATCCTGATGGACGACCTATGTGGCAGGCTATAGGTCGTCCATCAGGGTAACTTTGCCAGGCTTGGATTTCACAGAATGCCTAAGCCTAGGTTTGATGATGCTCATTGTATTATGTGGTGCCCTGATGTATATACTATCCCAGTAAGAGATCAGGGTCTTGTAACCACTCTGTGTGATGGACCTAGTGAAGTAGTTAGTGTGGCGGGTATTAATGCCATCAATGCAGCATTTCATTGGTATCCACTCGTTTAGGTGATATTGCCCATGAGCTTTATACCTCACATGCTCGGGTAGGAGATCCAACACATTGGAATCCTGTAAGACCCAATACACGCACTGGGAGGGTGCGTGTTTATATAGGGGGTGGTGGACGTATTGTTAGTGTGTCACCTATCGGGGGTACTGGTGATGAATGGGAAGCCCATATAGATACAGCCACTGGGTTACCTCTGACTCCCAATGGTAGTGACATCACGCTAACTATTGATGCTCAGGGATTGCTCCACGTAACGGATTATGAGGTATCCTATGCCTGGGCCAGGTGAAGTAGTTGAGGGTCTCAGGGAGCAATTTACATTTCAGAACCTAGCTTATGTTGTAGATGTGAGCCGGGGAGTGGCAGCTTCTGCACCCACAGGTCCTTCAGTAGATAGTTTTGAGGATAAATCAGCCCTTGGGACTGATTTACAATCCACACACCTATCAGGAACTATTAGTGTAAGTGGGATTAATGTTACTACTCCTATTGTGTTGGGTAGAACACAACTCACAGCAGGGAAAATTTATCGCATGACTATAAGTTGGACAGATAGTGGGAACATAGATGGTTGTTTCCTGCGTATCTATGTTCCGGTTTAGGAGTATCCCATGGCACATTATACATCACAGGCTCAAGTTACACGTCTGATAAGGGATTTGACATCAGGAGGTGAATTTACTGAGGCATCATCACCCACACTCACGGATGTTAACGCATTTATGCAGGATGTGGCCAATGAGATAGATAGTGCGCTTAAGGCTGCAGGGTACACTACACCTGTGACCTTAGCTGATTCTCCAGAAGCATATAATTATCTGGGGGTTGCAAATGCATCTGGGGCGGCAGCTTTAATACTGGGGTCCATGCCAGGAGAATCCTGGGCGGTGTTGCAACAGGGGGTAGTTGCCAATACGCGTAGGCAATATTTGGAGAAGAGATTACAGGATGCCATCACTCGTATAGAGGGACAATTGTTGCCTGCGGAGTTTTCAGATCAAATCCAAGAGAGATTTATTATAGGGTCTGAGAAGGATAAGGATGGTAATACCAAATTACCCTTCTTTACACGTGGGGGGTTTGATAATCCTGGTAGCCGGAGCTTGACAGAGGCTTAACTTGCAGAATCAAGACTATGGTTTCCTGTTGGGACAAGTGACCGGTCAGTTGAGTGAAATCAAGGCGATGATGGAAGTTCAGGCATTGCGTGCTGATGAAAGGTATACAAGCTTAGAGGTGAGGATCTCTAGGATTGAGCAGCTACAGGATGATATTCATCTATTGGCTAAACCCAATGGTGGGGTTGGTCGAATAGTTAATAATAAGTCAATGAGCCTGATGGCTATAGGTAATGCTGCAGGTTTAATTATTCTAGGTGTAGCTGGTGTGGTTGGTGCATAATGCCATATGAAACTATTGAAATCGCGGTTCTAGGTATTGTGCACAAAATTGATGGCTATGGAGCCATCAATGCCACTCGGGGAGACTTCAGCATATTGAGGGATGGTGTTGACAAAGCTATAGTGTTGATGCCCGGTGGTGTTCGTAACAGGGAGTTGATTGCGGCTCCTAGAAGGATGTCCACTGCATGGGTTGTTAACCTGATGCTGTATATTCCTTCTGTGCAGGATTATATTGATCTTCATGGAAGGATTATAAGTTATCGTCAGGAGATTATTGATGAGTTTGATAAATGGCATCGGTTGAATGGTACTGCCGGGGTGGTTA